GGAGTGGCCCACAATCCAGACTCTGTATCTTTGGTGCCAAGCACCGATGCCTGAAGCTGGAATAAGGAAACATTGGACTTCGAAACCTTCACTTTCCAACTCGTCTTGCACCTGTCTGAGTACCATGCCGTTTTGGAGGTTAATAAGGCCTTGCACATTCTCCCCAATAACGAATTCGGGTTTGATCTCCCTAATGAGTCTAAGCATTTCTGGCCAGAGATAGCGGTCATCGTTTGTACCTTTTTGTTTTCCTGCGACGCTGAAGGGTTGACATGGGAACCCTCCCACAACGACATCTGCTGAGTATTCTTTTCCTTCGACATTTTTTATATCCTCCTCGATTGGTATGTTAGGAAAGTTTTTTCTTAAAACCTTCTGACAGTATTTATCTTTCTCAACAAATTTTACTGTCTCAAAAAAACCTGTTGAGTCTAAACCTAAAGCAAATCCTCCGATACCTGAAAATAAATCTAAAACTTTTAATTTTCTACTCATGAATAATCTCTTTCTAGTATCATTTCTAAATAATGTATTGCTTTTCTTATATCTTGTTCCTTTCCTTTTACAGAGTGTCTGCAAATATATTTTATAGCATTACCCTCTGCAAAAAGCAACTTGTTCTCATTGATAAACTCTGCTGGCTGGATTTTCATTTTTGCGTAATGTTTTCCACCAACTTGTTTTTCTAATGATTCGTATGTTACACCTTTAAATAAATCTTTATCCGTCATATGTTATAACCCCTTTCTGTTCTTGAATAAATTATGTTTAATTGTTTTTTAGCTCTAGTAACTCCCACATAAAATAATCTATGCTCATCATCTGGATCATTTAAATATTTATTGTATGCTGCATTACTAAGATCTGTAAATAAAACTACATTATCTCTCTCATTTCCTTTTACACCATGAATGGTTGATATTTTAATTCTAGGTTCTTTTGATAGATCTTCTCCACTTTTTATTAGTTTTCTTATCTTTCTAATTTCATCATCACCTAAATCATCAAAAGCTTTGTACCATTCTTCGTCAGTTTTTAAACCATAATTAGTTTTTAAAGTATCCATGTCATAATAATTTTCTTTAGACATTGGTTTCATTTTTTTAACATCTACATTTTTACTCATTTTGTTAGTAATCTTTTTATAATCATTATAATGTAAGGGTGTGCCTTCTCTTAATTTATTCCAATTTTCTATTAGTGTGTATATGTTTTGTATTCTTGGTGTGGAGTTTCTTCTTTGAAAGTAATAACCATTTTGCTCAAGAAAATAAGCTACTTTTTCTAAAAACATATTAGTTCTAGTTAAAATTAACCACTCTCCTTTTAATAAGTTTACTTTATCTAACTCCCAATGATATTGGACATCTCCTAAATCTTCTTTAGGAATCCAATTTTTTTCTACTCTGTTCTTAACTTTTTTAATAATATCATTTGCAACCTCAAATATTTTTTTTGGAACTCTATAGGATTGTTGTAGTATAATTTTTTCTCCCTCTAAATTTATAAAACTTTCAGCATCTGCACCATTCCATTTGTAAATAGCTTGGTCATCATCACCAGCAATAATAGATTGTTTAGAACTTTTCTCTAATTTTTTAACAATATCCCATTGTATAAGACTTAAATCTTGTGCCTCGTCTATGAATATAACTTCAAATTTGGGACTCTCGCCTTTGTCTAAAAATTTTTCTAACATATCAATATAATCAATTAATCCTTTTTGTTTTTTATATTGATATAGTTCTTTACTAATTATATCTAATTTACTTCGTGTAAGATTGTAATTATAACCATTCTCATTGTATAAGTCTAATGGAGACATTCTTTTGTTTCTAGCTAGACTAATTAAAGATATGTATGGATCTTTAGAGTGTAACACACCCTCATGATCGTTATCGTACCGAATGCCCTCAAATTCTATTTGTAAATCTTTACCTAAATCTTTATAATTTTTCTCTTGCATCACATTTTCTTTTTTTAGTCCCAGTAAATTAAAACAAAAAGAGTGTAAAGTTCTGAAATAAGGTAGATCTTTTTCTGATAAATTAAATTTTTCCATAGCTCTACTCTTACCTTCTTGTGCTGCATTTTTAGAAAATGTAAAATAACCTATTTTACTAGAATCCACTTTCTCTAAAAATTTTTCTAACTCATTCATTAAGTAATAAGTTTTTCCAGTACCTGGCGGTCCATATATTATCTTTCTCATTAATAGTTCTCCTTGTTAAATGTTTTTTCTTTATATGTTTGGGGTTTTTTATCAAACCTAGCTACAACAAAAACAGATAGCTTTGTTTTACCTACTCTTTTTGTAAAGCAATCTAAATGATCTTTTAACATTTGTGATGTCCTTTGATATTGAATTTTCCAATGTCTGCGAGTTAAATATTGATGAAAAAAATTATCAAATACAAAATAATGATGACCGTCCTTGGTGTATGTTCCACCATTTTTTAAATCTTCAAAATCATCTTTTTTAACTCTGTTCAAACAATAATCTTCTAAATAATTTTTTAATATGTCCCTTGTTCCAGTTCCTTCAGCAGGCTCAGTTATCTCTGCTCCCTCTAACAAAATATTAGTTTTTTGTTTCCACTCATTAGTTTTTAAAGTGGGTGGATTAAATCTAAGTTGTTTAACACACTCCTCTTGAAATAGAGCTTGGTTAGTTAAATGTCTAGCTGAATCTAAATATAACCTATCACCATCAACATTTAGATAATAATAAGGTTCCTCTAAATTAACAACTTGTAAGTCGGTAAGATTTGGAAACATAATTTCTTGGCCAATACCAAATTTTCTAGATTTACATAATTTTTTATCACACAAACTACACATAGGTTGATCACTGCATTTGTAACCCCAATCTTTTTTCTCATGTTGTTTAATTATAATATTAACCTCAGTATCAGATAAAGGTTTGTCCATCGCACTCTCATTAAATATTGTTAATTTTGATCTCCAATTTTCTGACCATTTAGATTTTGCATAAACACCATAGTGAAATAACGCATTGTTTCTTCCCCCCTCTCCTATCCTATTTTGTGCCATCAATTCAATACAAGGCGGTCCATCAGAAAAAGGAGTTTCAGGCCTTTTTATTTGTAATGTTTCTAAAACTTTTGGATCTAAAAAATTAGTTGAGTGTAATAAAAAAAAATCGTCTAACGTAGCACCATTACCATCATTATTAAAAGCATATCTTGTTGTATTATTAGAATTAAAATATGGTAAATTTAAAAAATTTCCTGTATCATCTTTCGATTTTAATTCTCTTTGTTTTGGAAAAACCTCAGAACCCGCATAGCCAAGCACTGATCTAATTTCATTTAATTTATCTTGCATTAATGCAGCAGAGACATAATCAGATGTAAATAAAAAAACATGTGCACCACCAGATTTTGATCTAAAAACTATTAAAGGTAATTTTAATTCTTTAATTTTATTTATAAGTTTTTTATGGTCAAAGCCTGCATAAGTATCAATGTCTATACAACCCCACTTACATTTATTATCATCATTTATTGGTATTACACCTAAACTTTCAATACCATTTAAGTGTTTTTCCCAATGATCATCTGTAATATTTTCTCTAATTATAAAAGATTTACCTTTTATTTTTTTTCCATTCGCTATTGTTTCTGAAACTTTAGTGACACCGTGAGCACGATTTAACCCTTGAAATATATTTTTAAACCTTTCTACTTGTTCCATAATAAAAAATGGGCGGATCTACTCTCGCTTCCCCGCCCATTACCTAGGATACTTAATAGTTACCTGTAGAATTGGTTGGTGCGGATTCTTCCGTACCATGTTTAGCTTCTACCTCACCTTTACCTACACTTATTGCAAAGTTTTTAGCCATGTCATAAACTGATTTATCAGTTACAGGACCGACTTTAGACACATCCCAACCAAACCATGTACCTTTGTCGTTTGACATTTGAACTGTTTTTAATTTGTAAATGTGGCTGTAAGTAGGCGGTGTAAATAAACCATTTTTACCTTGCATTTTTAAACCCATCATCATTGAGTTCCATTTCCTACTAACTTTAAGCTGTGTAGATTTCATAGAAATCAAAGCTGAAGTAGGAATGGTATTTAAATTAATAACAAAGTGATTAGCGGTATTATCTAAATAATTACCATTAGGCAATCTATCTTTATAGTCTTTACCTCTAACTGTTTGGCTAATGATATCACTGTCTGCTTCATGTATCGCTACAGGCGCACCAGTGCTTTGTCCTCGATCTTGCCATTCAATATATTGCCTTTTATAATGACACGGTATCACATCTATACTATCATATAATTTGTTTGTAACTGTGTTTATTATTTTGCCTGGTTCTGCACCATCGACATATTTACCATCTCTTTTGTTAACTTCTGGAGATAGTTGTCCCAAAATTTTTAAAAAAGGTAACGCAAGATCTTCTTGCGATATATTTTGAGCACCTTGATTTGCATCAGCTTCAAATAAATTTGTTGCCAAAGCACCTTCTTTTTTGTTTGCTATTTGGTTCATGTTACTTGTTCCTTTTAATTGTTGTTTTATTCTCGGAATAAATTCCAAAGAGTTCCGTTGGCATTTCTTGACCTTTTTCAATACGTTCACGAACTAACGCTTTTAGAGTCATGGGCTCAATCTTCATCTTTTGTGTCGGTTGAAACCCATGACTTTTAGCAAGAACAGCATAATCAGCTGCCTTGTTATCTTCGTTGCGACCAAAGGATACGGATATCTCGTTTTTGATTATATCCCCTAGCCCATTATTACGAAGCCAGTTGTACGCCATCTCTTTATTTGCCTCACTAATATGGGCTTTATATGACGTTGAAACTTTTAATTGAGACCCATCATGGAGTTTTAATTCTGCTAAACCCATTTCTGACATCATGGTAGGTATTACTTCTCCTGATATATGATCTCTTTTCTTTTTTAAATCTTTTAAATTTTTTTCTGCACCTTCTATATTTCGGTTAACAAATTCAAGTGCTTCAACTTGATCTGCAAGTGAGTGTATATTTGTTGTTTTTTTCATTGCATCTTGTTGATCGGCCTCAAAGTTTATTCCTGTTGTAGTTTCTGCTACTCCTGAAAACGATTCATTTGTTCCTGTTTTATCTGCAGCAAAAATTATTTTTTGTTTAATTGACATCAATTTCTCCTTTCTCATATAGATTGATTTCAATAGGATAATACTTTCTTTCTTGTTTATCCCATTTTAGTAATTTAAATTTACCGTTAGTTATGTTAGAAACTATCGAACACGCAACACCAATTATTGCAGGATCTCCGGTTAATAATAAATAATCTCTTGGTTTATAATCCTTTAATCCTTGTCTTAATTTGTAGATTAAAGGTCCTGGAGAAAATATCATTTGTGAAAACTCAGGCAATAAAAATTTAAATTCACCATAGTTTGATGCACCCATGATATTTATTTTAGGGTTTCCTGTTTTAGTGCCAGTTATTTCTTGTATAACATATACTTTTGATTTCGTACTTTCTGACATTGACATAATATATAAATTAATTGTATAAGAAGTCAATAGAAAGATGAATTATAAATTTAAAACAAAACCCTATAAACATCAATTGACTGCATTAGAAAAGTCATGGAATAAAGAAACCTATGCCTATTTTATGGAAATGGGTACTGGGAAAACTAAAGTTCTTATAGACAACTTAGCAATGTTATATGATAAAGGTAAAATAGATGGGGCTATAATAATAGCACCCAAAGGTGTAGTTAAAACTTGGTATGAACAAGAGCTACCAACACACTTACCAAATCACATAGAAAATGTGACAGTATTATGGCAACCAAATTTTACTAAAAAATATCAAGAAAATTTAGATAGATTATTTGAATTAGGTCATGATCTGCATATTTTAATTATGAATGTTGAAGCTTTATCTACAGAAAAAGGAGTAAAGTTTGCAACAAAATTTTTAAACTCACATAAAACATTGATGGCTATTGATGAGTCAACCACTATAAAAACTCCCTCAGCTAAAAGAACAAAAAATATAATTAATTTAGGTAAGTTTGCAAAGTATAAAAGAATTATGACTGGTTCACCAATTACTAAAAATCCTTTAGATTTATATAGTCAGTGCGAGTTCCTTGATCCATGGTTATTGAACTTTCAATCTTATTATGCTTTTCGTAATAGATATGCGGAAATGAAAACCATGCATATTAGAGGAAGATCCATACAAGTAGTAGATGCTTTTCAAAATTTAAGTGAACTATCAGATAAGGTAAAAGGTTTCTCATACAGAGTTTTAAAAGAAGATTGTTTAGATTTACCCCCTAAAAATTTTACTAAAAGACATATTTCATTGTCAACAGAACAAAGAAAAATATATGACCAAATGAAAAAAGAGGCTATGGCCATATTAAATGGAAAAGTTACAACCACTATGACTGTATTAACTCAACTTATGAGATTACATCAAATTACATGTGGACATTTTACATCTGACGATAGTGGAGAGCAGCTAATACCAAGCAACAAAATAAATGAACTTATGGACATATTAGAGGAAACAGATGGAAAAGCAATTATATGGGCTAACTATCAAATGGATGTAAGTCAAATAATTAAAAATGTTGAGGATAAATATGACAAGGGATCTATAGTTGACTATTATGGTTTAACTCCTCAAGATAA